TTTTTTAACGGTTTTTTTTTTTTTTTTTTTTTTTGGTATGATGAGAAAAAGAAGCCCGTGCCGCAAGAGGCGAGAGGGCGAAAGGGGTTCAAGATGGAAAAAGCGTTAATCGCCGGCATGCTGTCCAATGCGCAGTCCGGCGAGACCGAGGGCCTTGTGCCCGTGATGGGGCTTGTGCTTTCCGCAAAGGAGTACAAGTTCACTACAAAAGAGGGCGAGGTACGTGAAGGCGTGACGGTTCATTACTTGCCGTCGCTGAACTTCACGCCTCGGGTTAAAAATAACCCGTTTAACGAGTCCCTGAGGACTATGGGTCTCGACCCCGGCCCGATAAAGGCCAGCGCGCCTTGGACTGAGCGTGATAAGTTCGAGGCCGTTCCCGGCGTGTATGTCCTGCACTGCCGTACAAGGATAGGCGAGGGAGGCCGCCTTGAACAGCGCCCTGAAAAGTTCGACTTCGTGGGCCTTGTCAATCTCGAAGTCTTGAGCGACTATACAGAGGAGCCGGGTACGCCGTGACCCCGGTTGCTCCGCATTACCTTGATTTGCTTGATTTGCTTATCGAGGCGGCGTTGCGCATGGAGTCTATCCAGTCTGATTCCTATGCGATATTGGGTCAGAAACTGGGCCTGATAGAGAATTTGACGACGACCGCCACCCAGTCTACTGCGAATGAGCTCATGCAGACGCAGATAATGACTTGGGGCCTGATGGCACAAGGCGCGACGTTCGGCGCCGGCCTTGCGCTGATATTCGCCTATATGTGGGCCAAGGTGTGACGGGAGGCGAATATTTGCCGCAAGATGCGGCGATGGAGGCGGCCGGCGTCGCGCCTTTGTTTGTTGCCGATACTTTTGGAATTATGGATTTTTTCGAGCTGTTTGGCATCGGGTCCGGCTTTGGTTTCGCTACCGGGGCGATAATGACGATGCTGTCATGGGGCTTGATGAGGTCCTTTAGGATGTTCCGTTCCGCCATGCGTGACGGGACGTTCTATATGTAGCACGAAAGGAGGCTTTTGCCGATGCCGCCTGCTCCTACTCCTGACCCTGGATATGTTTTCACGTTTTATGACAAGATATATCTGGGATTTCTGAATTATGTAATGACAATGGAGGCGTTGCTTTATGCCATTTTGCCGAAAGCGCTCCTCCTTTCCGGTTTGGTTATGTCCGTGCGGCTGATAATCCGTTTTTTGCGGATGTTTGGCCGTGCTTGATATAAAGCAACGGCAATAAGAAGACAAAAAAAATAAAACAGAAAGGAGTGAAAGCGATGGCGTCACCTACTCCCGGCCCTGGCAGCGGCTATCTGCCTAGCACCACTGTAAATCTGGTCACTGAGGGCATGGCCAATGTCGTAGCCGATACCACGGCGGTGTTGGAAGCGGTTTTGCCGTCCGGCCTTATTCTCATCGGCATAGTCCTTGCGGTGAGGATGGCTTTGCGCTTTTTCCGGATGTTCGGAAGGGCGTAAGGAAGCGCAAAGCGCAAGATGCGAAAAAGGCGGGCCGCCTCGCGCCGCCCGCCTTGCAGGTTTGATATGTGGGAGGTTTTTTGGGATGAAAGAAAAAAAAGAAGAGCTGGTCACCGATGCGGGCCTGCGCCGCTTTGCGGACCGCGCGCTGATGGCGGCGCAACTGGGCTTCGTGGCGCTCGGAATACTGGCCGCCCTGCACGTCTTTTTGGGCTTGGTGCCCTTTGCGGCGCTGGTTTCGTGCCTTGCGGTGATAGCCCTTGTGCTCGTGTCCTGGCTCGTTGCCCGGATGTTCGTTTTTTTTGGCGACGACGAGCGCAGGATGAAGCGGGGCAAAAATGCCTGACGTGGCACAATTTTGACATATGGGCGCGTCAGGGTCCCGGCGGCGAGGTTTGTTGTTTCTGGTCCTGCGCGCTCAATGCTGACGACTGCGGGGGGGATTGCTGAGGCGAGCCTGGTAGTTGTGGCCAGTTCTTTATGGTTGGCGGTACGTGATTTGGGTTGGTTTGTTTGTCAAAAAAGCCTATATTCACAAGGAATACAAGTATAAATACAAGAAAATGATATGGTGCAATGCTTACTAGCACCATTGATGTTATAACTAAGCTTGTTTTGTATTTTTTGCCGTCATTCCTCTGGTCTGCCACCGCTATCCCTAGACATATTGGGATGATTATTATTAGCGCAAGTAAAATTAACAATGTAATTAGGGGGTGTATGCCTAGTCTTTCTGCGACTGCTTCAGTTATTTCTATAAATATATTGGTTGCTATGTCTGCGCTCATTGCTTTCTCCTTTTTGTTTCTTTTTTTTGAGTTAGTATATACTAAAAGTGTTTGGCTGTAAAGTGGGGTGCTTGTTTGATGCGTTGTATAGGTAGAATAAGGAGAATTTTTTTAATTGTTCTTGCCTTATTGTTTTTTTCTTCGTTTTTTTTGAGTTTTTATACAGTTTTTGCAAATAATTTTGATTTGGTAAGAAGGCCTCCCGTTAGCTCAGGATTTTGGGAGAGGTGGGGCGAGGGGTCTAGTTATGGTCCTTTAACGCAAGAACAGATTGAAGTTGGCGCGGAAATATATGCGGCTGCTATGGCGGCGTCTGCTGGTGCGCTCATTGGCACCGGCAACCCTATTGCCGCGCTGGGTGCTGGCGCGGTTGCTCTCGGCTCGGCTCTTGTGTACAATCTTGCAACAGAATTGTTTATGGCCCCATATGATAACGGCAGTGTAACGATAGCTGAAGACGGCGGCGGGGGCACGTATGTAGTGATAAATCAAGATACTGAAATGCTCCAAAGCGTTTTTGATGAGCTGAAAAACATTTACGGCGCGCTGGGCCTGCGCCCCGACCAAGTGCCTACGGCGGGCGGCCCGGTGACGCTTGTGGCCCCTATGAGGTTGCACAACGGCTTGCCTATATACCATGATTGGATGTTCGGCTTTTTAGTGCGTAATGCATTGCATAATACCCAACATGGTATACCCTCATTTCGTTCTGACATGAGAGAGGCATATTTGGAAATAATGCGCATGGTGCATACTTATTATGGCTCGCCTCATGTTTTTGTTCCCGAATTTGCCACGCTAATAAATCGGGAGTGGTTCGAACAACATACTACCCTTGTGCGCATGGGAGCATCCCTTCCTGTAGCTACACAATTCGCTTGGGTTGAGGAGCATACCGGCGCCCCGTGGCGGGATTTGGGTATGGTGGCTCGTATTGAAATAAGGAGATCTGACGGTGTTTATCTTCCCCCTCCAACAGAATTTCAGGTAACTTGGTTACAGTATAATGAGGGATGGGGCCCGGGTTCCGGTGCCAATCCGCACAATCTCGCCGCTTTTCGTCGTGTCAGCGGTCCTAGGTTTCCCCTTACGCCTGAAAACCACACCCCCGCGCAAGATATAACCGTAAATATAAGAGAAACCAATATTTTTAATCAGACAACCCAAAACTTTGTTAATAACATAAACAATCTGTACGACAACAGCACCCATAATCACATAGTCATCAAACTGTCTAATGGTCCCGACGATAGGAGCATCGATGATTTGCCTTGGGAGGAGATTTTTATAGTTTGCGAGTGCGAAAGGTTTTTGGAGTGTGAACCCGACATAAGACCTGTGATGCGCCCTCCCGGCAACATCATTACTCCTACTCCTACGCCCGGCCCCACCCCGTGGCCGACTCCCACGCCGTGGCCGATGCCCACCCCTTGGCCCACTCCCACGCCGTGGCCGACGCCGCCGCCATTTGACTGCGAGTGCGAGGATGACTGCGACGATGACTGCGACTGCGGCTGTCACGGCCCCGGCGGCGGCGGCTTTTGGCGTTACATTGGCGATGTGCTGCATGCCATATGGCTCACGCTTGGCGACATTCGGCTTGTCCTTGAAGGCATGGTTACGGTAATAGAGGATTCGGTTAACGTAATTGTAACGGCAATATATGAACTTGGCGACAGGCTCTCCGGTGATGCCGGCGAGGAGTGCTACGAGGAGGACGAGGACGGCATTTACCGCTTCGTTGTCGACTGCCCCGAAATCGAGCCGCCTGATATTCCCGAATTTTCCTTTGACGCGCTTTTTGAGCGTTTCCGAAGCCTTGAGTTGGGAAACTACTTCCCGTTCTCCATTCCCGGCGATTTGGCGGCCACCGCCAATGTGCTTGTTGGTGGCGCCCCTGCCGTGACAATCGGCATGACCGCCGACGAGGCCAAAGATTTTTTGGAGAGGCACGAGAGAGGCGAGTTTGATGCCGCCTTCGGCTTTGGGCGCGATGCGCACATGGCTTTTGACGTGCCGGTCCGGATTCCCATCGGCGGGCGCGATGTCGTGGATGAGGTCATGGAGGTTGATTTCGAGCCTTTTGCGCCGCTCGTGGTTTTCGCGCGCTGGTTCACTTTGATTTCTTTCGCCGTCGGCCTCATGCTCCTTACCTTGAAGATAGTGAGGTGGTAGTTTATGTTCGCCGCTCTCGTAGCTTTCATCAATGCTATTATGCCGTATATTCTTCAAGTCGGGATTGCAGCCGGCAAGCTGGCGCGCTACGCTTTCTTTGCGCTTCTTGCCGCTATGGTGCTCCGGGCTTTCGGCTTGCTTCCGCGTTCTCCTTTTCGCGCCCTTAACGGGTTTTTGCAGGACCACCCTGAGGAGTGGTTCCGGGCGGTAATGGTCTTCCTTCCCGTGCCTGAAATGCTTGCTCTTCTCAACGCTTGGGCCGCCTGTATGCTTCTCTGGCTTGTGTTCAAGCTCCTTTACTCCGTTTTCAAGCCCTCGTGATATGATAGTTCTGTACACCGGCACTCCCGGCGGCGGCAAAAGCCTTGCGATGGCGCGCAAGGTGCATTTTATTCTTACCGTCAAGCGCGGCTCGGTTATAAGCACTGTGGCCATTGACACCGACTATTTGAGCTACGGCGGCCAAAAAAAAATTGGAAAGTTCGTGCATAAGCCAATTTTTGAGATTTCCCCGGATTTCTTTTACCGCCACGCCTATGAGAATCATAGGAAAGGCAAGGAAGGCCAGACCTCCGTATTCATAGACGAGTGCCAATTGATATTCAATTCCCGCGATTTCGCCGCGCGGGACCGCCGCGCGTGGCTTGAGTTCTTCACCCACCACCGGCACTTCGGCTACAACTTTTATCTGATAACCCAACATGACAGGATGCTTGATAGGCAGATACGCGCGCTTGTCGAGATTGAGTATAAGCACCGCAAGTTGAACAACGTCTTATGGTTCCTGCCTTTTAAGCTTTTCGTGCAGGTTGAGACGTGGTACGGCGGCCCGCGCGCCCCCAAGCTTCGCGCCGAATACTTTGTCCTCCGCCGCAAATTCGCGCGTCTTTATGACACCCATGCCATGTGGGACGAGCTCGAATCGAAGGTCATGTCCTCCGAAAAGCCCGGCCCTCCGGCGCGTCCGGCCGCCGCATCGGCGGCCCGCGCAAAAAAAAAGTGCCCGGCGCCGGATTCCTCTGCCGAACTTTCCGCGCTCCGCGCGCGCCTCGTCTCCGTCCTGCGCGCCCATGCCGACTTCCGGGCCTCCGAATCTGGCTTTATCCACAATGTGGATAAGTCCGAAATATTAAATTTTGATGACAAAACCCCTCAGGTTTTGTCCGAAACTATATTGCAGGATTGTGACAAATTTCCGGCCCGTCGGCGGCCCGTCACGATGGCGCGCCGCCTTGCGGCAAAAATTCTGCGCGAAACGCCCGGCTTTTTGGCCTCCGTCGCGCGCGATTTCCGGGTTTTCTCGATGCCCGGCAGGCCAGTTCTCTATTGGGCTGAGGGCCCCTTGTTTCAATACCCTAGAAATAACTGTATCTAAGATTTCGGCTTTTCGGCATTAGCGCCCTCTTAACGCAGGGGATTGCAAAAAAAAATCCCCCCGCTTATACTAGGTTTGATGAGAACCAAAAATACAAGCAAGGGAAAGGATTTTTTGTGTGTACCTAGAAGATACAGCAACCGGCACGATAAGTCAAGCCCCTGCTCAGCTCGACGACTGGCACGTGACCAAGAAGGGCGAGGTGCGCAGAAGCGATTGGCGCGGCCTGCACCTTGGAAGCGTGCGGATGTCCGATATTCTGCGCGAGCTTTCGGACCCTGCCCACCCCTGCGCCTCCTTCGCCAAAGTGTCTCCCGAAACCATGGCCAACAAGGCGCGCCGGATGTTTTTTTGCGGCGATGCCCTTGAGTTCAGGATGCGGCCCGATGGCGGCTTCCGTCTCGTGTCCGCCGAATTCTGCCGGGACCGGCTCTGCCCCATGTGCAACGCGCGCCGGTCCGTCAAGCAGACCTACCGCGCCACGGAGGCCATGCGCCTTGCGATGGAGCGCAACCCGGGCCATGTTCCCGTGCTCATCACCCTTACCCTGCGCTCGTGCGGCCTTGACGCGCTTGACGGCGAGCTCTCCCGTGTCGTGAAGGGCTTTTCCTTTCTGCACCGCACTTCCAAAAAATTCTTCCGCGGCCCCATCGACGGGGGCTACGAGAAAGCCTACTGCGGCTATATACGCTCCGTGGAGATGAACTACGACGCGGATACCGGGCTGGTCAATCCCCACCTGCACGCCGTCATTTTGGTTGACGCCGAAAAGTCCAAAAAAGATGGTAGGTACTGGCACTTCCACCAGAAGGCCCCGTGCTGCGCCAGCGATTGCTTGTCGCACTGCAAGGGCGGCAAATGCCCCTCGCCGTGCGGCTCCCCGCGCGTCGCCGGCCCGTGCCGTGAGCGTTGTGATCGCCACTGCCTGCCCCGGCTTGCCCAGGACGCCTTTGGCCTTGACTACCTGCCCTCCGTGGACATCAAGCGGATGAAGCCCGATGCCGATGGAAAGCACGGCATGGCAGAGGTCGCAAAGTACATCTGCAAGCCGCTTGACATCCTTGCCGACAAGTCCATCTCCCACGATGAGCGCGTTAGGGTGGCGGCGGCGCTCGGCGGCGCGATGCGCGGCCGGCAGATGCACACCTACGGGGGCGAGCCGCGCAAGGCGTATAGGGAGCTTTTTGGCGGCGAAAATCCCGACGAGGCCGGGGACCTCATCTCCCTGGAGTCCGAGGAACCGGAGGAAAATTCAGGCGGTGACGCCTATATATATAAATGGCTTAAAAGGCCCGCTG